TTTCTAATACCTCTATTAACACAAACACAACGTTAAGTAACGTGACGATTAATGTTGGTTCTAATACAGCAACTCTTAAATTTGCTAATGCTGTTGGCGCTAACTTAGTTACTGTTAATACAATTGCAGCTGGCGTTATTACTCAATTGACAGTTGGTGATATAATTTCTGTTGGAAATTCATCTATTGGTAAACAATATTTGAAAATTACCACATTTGATGCAGCTCCAACAGTCAATGCTTCGCATGCATTCTTTACCATATCCTTTGATGGTACATATAACCTTTCTGCAAATTTATCTCAACAAGATTTTATTCGCAATTGGGAATTTTTCAATACCAATGAGATATCAACGCTTTCTGCTGATCCATATAGATCATATCCGCGAGCCAGGTCACCAAACACTACGTCTGTTTCGTTAGGACCATCTGATCCGTCTTGAAACGATAGTGAAAGTGGTTTTGTATTGGTAGATGTTGTTATGTTTACAGCTGTATTAGATTCTGGTTACAAATATCAGTATGACAAATACAACGATGTATACCGCTATGTACCTATGAACGGCGATACCGCTGGTCTATGTGTAAGAACGGATGATACACGCGATCCTTGGTTCTCTCCAGCCGGTTTCAACCGCGGACAAATCAAGAACATTATCAAGTTAGCTTATAACCCAAATAAGACAGATCGTGATATTCTTTACAAGGCAGGAGTTAACCCAGTTGTTACATTCCCTGGTCAAGGTACTGTGTTGTTCGGTGATAAGACATTATTGAGCAATCCATCTGCATTCGATCGTATTAACGTACGACGTTTGTTCATTGTGTTAGAGAAAGCAATTGCAACAGCAGCTAAATCATTGTTGTTTGAATTCAATGATGAATTTTCTCGCTCACAGTTTAAGAATCTAGTCGAGCCATTCTTGCGTGATGTACAAGGTCGTCGCGGTATTACAGCGTTCAAAGTTGTGTGTGACGATTCCAACAATACGACGCAAGTTATTGATTCGAATCAGTTCATTGGTGACATCTATATCAAACCAGCTAAGTCTATCAACTTTATCCAGTTGAACTTCGTAGCGGTTAGAACAGGTGTTGAGTTCTCTGAAGTCGTGGGTCAGTTTTAATCCCGAATAAATAAGAATAAGGAGAACAAAAAATGGCATTTAATGTAAATGAGATTAGAAGTCAGTTAACACTTGGCGGAGCGCGTAATTCGCTGTTCCAAGTGACGATGTCTAACCCTGCCAACTCTGTAGGGGACATTAAGATCCCTTTCATGGTAAGAGCCTCACAAATCCCAGCAGCAACGTTGGGAGTTATTGAAGTACCTTACTTTGGTCGTAAAATTAGATTGGCTGGAGACAGAACGTTTGGGGAATGGACAGTCGTTGTAATTAACGATGAAGACTTCCTGATCCGTAATGCAATGGAAGAGTGGTCAAACCAAATCAATACTTTCCAAGGAAACTTGAGAGGATTTGGCGCTGCATCACCTCTACTATATAAATCAACAGCTCAAGTACAACAGTATTCAAAGACTGGTGTACCAATCAGAGAATATACATTTAACGGTATCTTCCCTGTTGAAGTATCTGCAATTGATTTGGATTGGAATTCAACAGATTCAATTCAAGAATTCCAGGTTACATTTGCTTACGATTGGTGGGAAGTTAGTGGCGGAACAACCGGCGATGCCGGCGGTGCTTAATAATATGGAGGCTGGTTAAATCCAGCCTCATTAATTGGAGTTAATATGGAGTTCCTAGGCTTTGAGTTCCGTAGGAGAGCGACTGCTGAGAAGCAGAACCTTGATGAATTTATCCCTAAACAAAATGATGACGGGTCGCTAGTAGTAGCTGCCGGTGGTTCCTATGGAACAGTTGTCGATTTAGAGGGTGCAGCAAAAAACGAATCAGAACTGGTAACCAAGTATCGTGAAATGGTTATGCATGCAGAGGTAGAATCTGCAGTTGATGATATTGTAAACGAAGCTATTATTCAAGATAGCGATGATATAATTAAGTTAAATCTTGATAACGTTAGAGATTTACCCGACAATGTTAAAAAAGTATTCCATCAAGAATTTAACAACATCATGCGCTTGTTCGATTTCGAACATCAAGGATACGATGTGTTCAAGCGTTGGTATGTTGATGGTCGGTTATATTATCAAGCGATCATTGACAAAAACGATCCCAAGCAAGGGATCCAAGAATTAAGATATATTGATCCCCGTAAGATCAAAAAGATCAAAGAGACCAAGCGTAAGAGAGTTAACAATAACTATTCCTCAGCGGATGTTACGATTGATCAGCAAGAATATTACATATACAATGAAAAGGGCTTTGGTGGGCGTCCATCATCTGGCCCTGCTTCTGCGTCTACGACAACGACTGGTATAAAGATTGCTAAAGACAGTATTCTTTATGTAACGTCTGGTATGTTAGACAAGACGAATTCATTAGTGATATCGTACCTACATAAAGCAATCAAGCCACTCAACCAATTGAGAGCGCTTGAAGATGCAACAATCATTTATAGAATTTCAAGAGCACCTGAGCGTCGTATATTTTACATTGACGTAGGTAATCTTCCAAAGATGAAGGCAGAGCAGTATCTTCGTGATATGATGACTCGCCATAAGAATAAAGTTGTCTATGATGCGTCCACTGGAGAGATCCGAGACGATCGTAAGTTTATGACGATGCTGGAAGATTTCTGGTTACCCCGCCGTGAAGGTAATCGTGGTACTCAGATCGAGACATTGCCAGGTGGCCAAAACTTAGGTGAGATGACTGATGTTGAATACTTCCAGAAAGTATTGTTCAAGTCATTAAACGTTCCTGTATCACGCTTAGAAGCAGAAACAGGATTTACAATTGGTCGTGCTACAGAGATTTCTAGAGACGAAGTTAAGTTTGCTAAGTTTATTGCTAGATTACGTACTCGCTTTAATCACGTATTTTTAAAAGCATTAGAAAAGCAGCTTGTCCTAAAAGGTATTATTACTCAAGAAGACTGGAAGAACTTCTCTCCTAGTATTAAGTTTCAGTATGCAAAAGACAACTATTTCTCTGAGTTAAAAGAAATAGAGATTATGAATGATAAGATTACTGCTTTCCAAGCGCTGCTACAAACAGGCGCAATTGGTAAGTATTACTCGAATCGTTGGGTACGTCAACACATCTTTAGACAAGATGATGAGTTGATGGAAGAGATGGATGCTGAGATACAAGGAGAGTTGAGTAACACGATTTTTAACCCTCCACAACCTCAACAACCAGATAATCAGACCCAACAAAATTAAAATGTATAAATAATGGAGAACATATGACAACACCTACCTTTTCACCTACTGATATTGTTAATTTTGCAGCCAAAAAAGATGCTGTGAATATTGCTACCGCATTCAATGACCTTGTAGGTCAGCGGATGTATGATGCTATTGATGCTCGCAAACGCGAAGTAGCAAACCAAATGTTTAATGGTGCTCAAGAGGATGATCAGGTAGATGCACAAGATAGCAACGAAACAGAACAAGAAGAACATTCCGAGGAATCTGATGAAAACGCTCAAGAAACTAATTGAAGCCCACGGCCCCAAGCATGACCAAGGCACAAGAAAGCCTGGCGAAGTTGGTCCGGCTAAAGTCTACAAGGACAACACACCCGTTTCTAAAAAGGGGTATGCTCCTGCGCCTACAGAAGGTTCCCAAGAGTTTGTGGACGATCACGTGATCGATAGAATTAAAGACGCTAACGGAAATGATGACAAATTATTTAAAGCCTCCAACATCAAGCCCACAGAGCGTGAAAAAGGAAGACATGGTTATAGTGCTAAGAAAGCTGAAGACGTGAACGAGATGCACTTGACAATGAAACAATTTAAGAAGCGCGAAGAAGTTGCACAAGCAATCAAACGAGACAATCCGGATATGCCAATGGGTAAGAAGATGGCTATTGCTACTTCCACTGCTAAGAAAGTTGCGGAAGCTCTTGACTACAACGCTAAAGCAAAAGAAAACGTAGAGTTCCATCACGGACAAGCAATGGACTACGCTAAAGAAATTACTAATATGCTAGGCGACTACAAGAAGCACCTCAAAGGTGAGAAGAATGTAGGCGAATATCATGCAATGGATGTCGCTGGGGTACACGGCGGTCTCAAGCAAGTTCACGATAACTTAAAGTATGCTGTAATGGGAATCCAACCAGTTAAAGCTACACCAATGAACGAATCGACAGACGAAGAGCAAGATGCTCCTCAGTTTGATTCTATCTTAGAAGCAGTTCACTATCATCAGCAACAAGAGCAAGACGAAGCTGAATTGATTGAAGCATATTCCTCTGTCCTCGAATCTGTATATGATGACCTAGAAGATGAAGCAGCTAAACAAGAATTTTTACAGATGCTTGAATCGGACGAAGCATTCGATCAACTAATGGATTTAGTTGAAGAGAGACTAGGAGAAGAATAATGCCTGTTATTGTCACCAACCAACCCGGCAATAGAATTGTTATTCGTGGCAGTTCGAATGGGGCCTATCAAATGAGTGACCTTGCTACTGCGAATGAAACAGTAGTATCTGCTACGCTTGCTCAAGTATACTGCTCTTCTGAGGGTGGCGGATCCGTTGTTATCTACCGTGCTAACACATCTGATTCTAATAACGCTATTGTAAGAATGGCCTCACAGGATAATGGTTATTTTGATTTTGCAGGTAATGGAGTAGTTCCAGATGCTGACAAGAAGTCAGCGAACGTCATTATTCAAGTATCCGGCGCAAATACAAACTACGTAATTGTGTTGCACAAACAATCAGATAGGTCATATCAATAATGAAACTCTTTACAGAAATCGTCGAAGACGTACAATACGTCGTTGAAGAAAAGAACGGTAAGAAAGATCTTTACATTACTGGCATCTACATGCAAGCGGAGACCAAGAACGGAAATGGTCGCGTGTATAAGCTCCCTATTCTAGAACGCGAAGTAGCTCGTTACAACAAACAATATGTTGAGACTAATAGAGCGCTTGGCGAACTTGGCCATCCAAGTGGCCCATCAATTAATCTTGATCGTGTTTCTCATAAAATTGTAGAACTAAAACAAGATGGCAACAACTTCATTGGTAAAGCAAAAGTGCTTTCTACTCCAATGGGTAATATTGCAAAGAATCTGCTTGAAAGCGGCGTACAGCTTGGAGTATCAACTCGCGGTATGGGCTCTCTCAAAGAAGTAAATGGTGTAATGGAAGTGCAAGAAGACTTCTATTTGGCGACTGCAGCTGACATTGTTGCAGATCCATCAGCTCCTGATGCATTCGTACAAGGAATCATGGAAGGCGTGGAATGGGTATGGGACAACGGTATTTTACATCAAAAACAAGTCGAGAGCTACAAGCGTGTAATCGAGAAAGCTAGTCAAAAAGAATTAGAAAGTACATCGATCAACGTGTGGGAACACTTCGTAAAATCGCTTTCGAATAAATAGAATATATAAATATTAATAGTCCCAAAATTAGGAGAAAACTATGTCACAAAAAGAATTGCTAGAAAAAGCGTCTGATCCAATTGGCGGCGGTGCTACCGGTGCTACAAAGAGTGCAGATCCAGTTGCTGCTGGCGACGCTCATGCAAATCGTAAGCTCGATAAAAAAGAAGGCGATGCTGCTTCTACTAAAGTAGCTGGCGAAATGCAAGATACAGATATGCAAAATAACACAAAGCCAACAGGCGATAATTCTGCAAAGAATAAAGCCTCTATTGCTACTAAGGAAGAAATCGACGGTTTATTCGGCGATGATCTTTCTGAAGAATTCAAACTTAAAGCTACTACAATTTTCGAAGCTGCTATTGCAGGCCGTATCGCTGAAGAGCGTACAGCATTAGAAGAAGAGTATGCTGTTAAGACTGCTGAATTAGAAGACACATTTGCTAAACAGAAAGATGACCTTGTAGAAGAGTTATCTGCTCAAGTTAGCGATTACCTAGATTACGTTGTTGAACAGTGGATGAAAGACAACCAAGTTGCTATCGACTCGTCACTCAATGCACAGATTGCAGAAGAGTTTATGACCAAGTTGAAGACCTTGTTTGAAGAGTCTTATATCCAGGTTCCAGAAGAAAAAGTTGATGTTGTTGAAGAACTTGCTAATAAATTAGAAGAGCTAGAAGCTCAACTAAACAGCGTAGTTGCAGAAAACATTGAGTTGCGTTCTGTTGTTGAAGCAAATTCCCAAGATGAAATCTTCGATGAAGTTTCAGAAGGTCTTGCATTAACACAAACAGAAAAGTTCCGTACACTGGCCGAAGGCGTTGAATTCGACACAGCCGAGAACTACCGCAAAAAGCTTGAGATTGTTAAAGAACAATACTTTACCGAAAAGAAAGTAGTGGCTAAAACTATCGAAGAGCAACAGATTGTTGAGTTGGACGAAGAAGTATCTGCCCCCCATGTTAAACAGACTGGTCCAGTTGCAAACTACGTTTCTGCAATATCAAGAACAATCAAGAAATAAATTCTTATAAATAAGTTTACAAGCCCAAATTTTTAACAAGGAAAGGGAAACCACAATGTATCTATCAGAAGATATCCAAAACAAATGGAAGCCTGTCATTGAGCACGACGATCTACCAAAGATCACCGACACTCATAAGCGCAGCGTTACAGCAGTTCTTTTAGAGAACACCGAAAAAGCTCTTCGCGAAAGCGGCGGATCTTCACGCGGTAATTTCTTATCAGAAGCTGTTCACGCTAACCAAACAGGTAACGACATCGACAATTTCGACCCAGTGTTGATTTCGTTGGTTCGTCGTGCGATGCCTAATCTTATCGCGTATGACATCTGCGGCGTACAGCCAATGACTGGTCCTACAGGTTTGATCTTTGCAATGCGCGCCAAGTACAGCAACTCATCTAACTCTGGCGTAGAATCTTTCTACAACGAAGTTAACACAGCATTCGCTACAGTTGTATCTGGTGCTAACACACTAGGTCAAAAGCATGTTGGTGGCGTTCCTGACGTTTCTAACAACGCTGCAAACGGTCAGTACAACTTTGGTTCCGGTTTAGCTACAGCAGACGCTGAAGCACTCGGTATCAGCGGTGGTACATCATTCCCAGAAATGGCATTCTCTATCGAGAAAGTTTCTGTGACTGCAAAGACACGTGCTTTGAAAGCAGAATACACAATGGAATTGGCACAGGACTTGAAAGCAATTCATGGTCTTGACGCTGAAACAGAATTGTCTAACATCCTTACATCTGAAATCTTAGCTGAGATCAATCGTGAAGTTGTTCGTACAATCGCTGTAACTGCTCAAATCGGTGCTAACACTGGTACAACAACTCAAGGTCGTTTCGACTTGGACGTTGATTCTAACGGTCGTTGGTCTGTTGAGAAGTTCAAAGGTTTGATGTTCCAAGTTGAACGTGAAGCTAACCAAATTGCCAAGTCCACACGTCGTGGTAAAGGTAACATCATCATCTGTTCTTCAGACGTTGCGTCTGCATTGCAAATGGCTGGTGTGTTGGATTACGCTCCTGCGTTGAACAGCAACAACTTACAAGTTGACGATACCGGTGCAACATTCGCTGGTGTATTGAACGGTCGTATCAAGGTTTACATCGACCCATATGCAACAGGCAACTACATGGTTGTTGGTTACAAAGGTGTATCCTCATTTGATGCTGGTCTGTTCTATTGCCCATACGTACCGCTACAAATGGTTCGTGCAGTGGATCAAGGTTCTTTCCAACCTAAGATCGGTTTCAAGACTCGTTACGGTATGGTTGCAAACCCATTCGCAGAAGGTGCTACAGCTGGTCTAGGCGCCCTAACGAAGGACAGCAACGTTTACTATCGTCGTGTTCTAGTAGACAACATCCTTTAATAGGAAACAAATCCCCGCAAGAGGGATATTTAAAAAGGCTCACTTCGGTGGGCCTTTTTTTTGCCTTGATAAATAGTCAGGGAGGCAAATATGTCGATAACAACTAATACACCATCTAATGCGAATTTCTTATCGCCATTAGGTTTTAAATTTCAAATTAAGAAAGCACCGAACGTGAACTTCTTTGTTCAGTCCGTTGTGATGCCTTCTATTACTCTAGGATCCACATACCTTCCTACGCCATTTGTGAGGCAAGTGTATGCTGGTGATCATCTTGAATATGGCGATCTATCGATTACATTTAAGATGGACGAAGATCTAAAATCGTATATGGAGATCCATGACTGGTTAGTCGGTATTGGTAAACCAGATACTTTTGACCAATATAGAGAACTGTCGTTAGCAGATAGCGGAGAAGGGGTATATTCTGACCTAACTCTTACAATGTTATCAAGCGCCATGAGACCAATCCACGAAGTTGTGTTTGTAGATTCGTTTCCAATCGATCTAACTGCATTGGCATTTGATACGCGTCTCAATGATGTTGAATATCTCGAAGCGACCTGCACATTTAAATTTAGAAAATATACCATTACTACGTTGTAATTAAATTGCACTTGGGGGATAATGCAACCATCTGTGTCCCTTAAAAGTGCTAATACTTTATGAAACTTGATGAAATACAATTGATGTGGGAGCGTGATGCTCAAATTGACCGTACAGAGCTTGGTGAAGAATCTCTTCGCATTCCACAGCTACATTCCAAATACTTTAAAATCTTCTCGCAAGAAAGAATACTCCTTCGCAAAATGGAAGGAGATTACAAGACGCTATTCAAATACAAGTATGAATGGTTCAATGGTTCTATTTCAGAAGAAAGTCTGAAAGAACATGAATGGGAACCCAACCCTCTTAAAATCCTCCGTACAGATATTCCTATGCACATGGAAGCTGACCAAGTACTACAAGTGCAAAGCTTGAAAGTGGAGATGCAAAGAGAGAAGGTTGAGTTTGTAGAAGCAATAATTAAGAGCTTGACTACTCGCGGATTTCAAATTAAATCAGCAATCGAGTGGGAGCGATTCAAAATGGGTGGCTGATGGCTGATCTAGTAATTGAAAAGTACAACTCCGTATACAATAAGATTCATTGTGATACATCGATAGGATACGAACTAGGAGAGTATTTTACTTTTCAAGTACCTGGTGCCCGTTTCATTCCAGCAGTAAGGGCCAAAAGCTGGGATGGTAAGATTAGAATGTTCAATACTGGCACACACCTAATATATGGTGGCGTTAACCATTATATTGAAGCGTTTGCCAAAGAACGCAATTATTCGTTAGATTATCTAACAGACTTTTCAGCAGAAGAGTTTTCCATAGAAGAAGCCCGTCAATTCATGTCTAAGCTTGATTTGACCATGGAGCCTAGAGACTATCAGATAGAAGCATTTGTTCACGCTGTAAGGCAGAAAAGAACACTTCTATTATCGCCTACTGCATCTGGTAAGTCATTCATTATCTTTTTGTTGATATGCTATACAATGATGCAAACAAAAGGAAAAGCGTTAATCGTTGTTCCCACAACATCGCTTGTTCATCAGATGGTATCGGACTTTGCTTCGTATACAAATAATGAATTCCTAAAAGAGATGTCTCATAAAATCATGTATGGATATGATATTGAGACTGATAGACGTGTAATTGTTTCAACGTGGCAATCAATCTATAAGATGCCAAAGAAGTGGTTTGAACAATTCTCAGCGGTGATAGGGGATGAGGCTCATTTGTTCAAAGCAAAGAGTCTATCCGGTATTCTTAGTAAAATGATTGATTGTGACTATAGATTTGGGTTTACAGGAACATTGGATGGCACTCAGACTCATAAACTGATTTTGGAGGGGTTATTTGGCGCCGTAAAGAAGGTAACGACAACCGCAGAGCTGATTGAGCAGAAACATTTGGCTAACTTCAATATCAAGTGTATAGTGCTGAAGTATACTGATCAAGAACGCGAGTCGATGAAGAAGGCCACGTACCAAGATGAGATAGATTGGATTGTTAGACACGATGGTAGAAACAAGTTCATCAAGAACCTTACTCTATCGTTAAAAGGAAATACATTAGTATTGTATCAGTTTGTTGAAAAGCACGGCAAAGTACTGTATGGTATGTTTGATAATACTAACAGAAATGTTACTATTGTGCATGGTGAAGTAGATTCGTTGGTGAGAGAAGATGTCAGGCGGTTGGCAGAAGAAAACAATGATATGATCATTATTGCATCATACGGGACATTCTCAACTGGCGTCAATATCAAAAACCTACATAATATTATATTCGCTTCACCTAGTAAATCGCGTATCCGTAATTTACAGTCTATAGGGCGTGGGTTAAGAAAAAGTGAAACAAAGTTGGAAGCAACTCTTTATGACATTTCAGACGATCTGACATGGAAGACTCATAAGAATCATACAATCCTTCATTTCGCAGAACGAATAAAAATATACGGCGAGGAACAGTTTGAGTATAAAATATATACCGTAAAGCTCAAAGGATAACATGATAGCATTAATAAAATTATACAATGGTCAAGAAGTGATTGGCAGCGTTAAGGATGACCAAGACAATAAAGTTATCTTGGAAGATCCGATGCAAATTAATTATCGGTTAGTAGCCACACAGCCGATGCCAACAGTTAGCGTAAGTCGCTATATGCCATTCTCGATGGATAAGATATTTGCTTTCGAAAAGAAAGATCTACTCCACATTGCTCAACCAAGAAAAGCAATGGCCGACTACTACTTGCATGCTTTAAACAATTACAGAGAAGTAATTGACGAAAACGTTGAACAAGAATTGTTGTATGCATCCGGAAATGACGATGAAGGTGATCCAGACGATCAAGATATGTCTGATGCCTATAAAGCTCTCTTGGAGCGAATAGACATAAAAGGTCCTGTTAACTAGTTGACTTTCACATCATTATAGTATATTATTAGTTTTGTTATGTAAGGAATTTTATGGCAACCCACTATGTCGATAATAAGCAATTGTATGCTTGTATAATCGAGTACCGAGAAAAAGTTTTAGATGCGAGAGAAAAAGGACTAACTCGTCCGATCATCCCCAATTATATTGGGGAGTGTATTCTTATGATCGCAAGAAGGCTATCAACGAAGCCTAACTTTGTCAATTACTCATATAGAGAAGAAATGATTTCCGATGGTGTAGAGAATTGTATCTGCTACATCGATAATTTTGATCCTCTCAAGTCTACTAATCCGTTTGCATACTTTACTCAAATCATCTACTATGCTTTCCTAAGACGGATCCTCAAAGAAAAGAAACAACTGTACATTAAGCACAAGAGCTTTGAGAACAGTATGATTATGAATGAGTTGATGGAGCAAAGCGAGTTCGATGAGAAAGACCTTACCCCTTCCTATATTGACTTAGACAATACAAATATGTTTGACTTCATTAAGACTTTTGAAGATAACCTTCTATCTAAAAAGAAGAAGCGTAAAAAAGGAATCGAGAATTTTCTCGACGAAGAAGAACCAAAGGATGTTGAGCTATTAGATGACGAATCAGCTG